AGCTCTGTCTCAGCGCGTTGCTTCTCCAGCTCGAAGCGAGCATCCGTCTCCTTGCGTTTGATATACTCGTCGAGGATGCGCTGTATTTCGTCGTTACGGGCATATTTCGACGCTCTCTCCGATGCCGTCTGCTTGCTGAGAAACTCATTCTGTACGCCCATGGCGAGGTTGGTCATCAGCTCGGTGTCATTCTGGTGGATATACGGTTCAATCCACGCATTGATGTTGAGGTTCATGAGCGTAGCCTGACAGTTCTCTTGGAAACCATAGGCATACTTGACGATGCGCACGAGTTGGTTGAGGAACGGCTGTAGCTTCTGTGCGTCGTGGATAGCCAGCTCGATGGCAGGCGAGAACAGCAGTTTGATGGCCACTCCAGGCAGATCGCCCGATTTGAGCTCTGGCGGCTTTACACCGAACGACTGTTCGTAAATCATGTCGTAGAGAATCTGCAGCTGTGTGTTGAAGGCTGCCGACACCTCCGGCTTGTCGATGAATCCAACGCTGCCGTCGGTATCTTCTATTTCTACATATTTTACCGCGCCCGTTATCTCGTCGGGGTTGAAGTTAACACCGTCGCCCTTCGACCATAGTATTGGGAAGGCGTATGCCCTGTTGTTCTCGCAGAAGTATGAGAACGCCTCCTCGTATGTCTCGATGGTAGACTGAGCAGGCAGGAAGCACGCCCCATCGTTCTCTCTGTAGTACGCCACGGGGCAGAAGTCGAAGCCATGCTCCTTAACCTCGAAAATCTCATATCCCGTGAGTCCGAACACCTCTTTGATGCGCTGCATGATACGGCTCTTAGAGACGCCCCTTTTTGCTCTGTAGAGATATTTCTCATCCCACACCTCGACATATTCGGTAGAGAACAGCCCGTCCTCGTCGTAGTCAGCATATTTCCGTGCGAACAGCTCCATCTCGCCTGTGAGCGAGTTGGTGTGAGGGTATAGCGTATCGCCCTTCATATAAGAGAGAGCCTTCGCCTGTGCCTTGCCGTCATTATCGAAATATCCTACGACAGCCGCGTCGCCCACCACCTTATAGTCCATGAACTCATAGATGCGCTGTTCCATCGCCATGTCGAGCCATCCCTGTCGGAAGGTGACGAGAGCCATCTGTTTCTCCAGCTCCTTACGCTCGTTCTCCACCTTCCCCGACAGCTCGAACTGAATGTCATTGCCGACGATATGCACTATCTGTTTGGTGGTGATAACCTTTTGGAAGGCGAACGCCGTTCTGATGATAGGCTGCACGTAAATCTTCCCCGTTTCGGGGTGTTTCTTGACGACGTCGGGGTATAGCACCGGGTCGTTGATAGCATGTCCCGACGGGTAGTACATCCGCAGGAAGTCCGCCTGAGTGATGAGCCTCATTGTTGGTTTGTCGATGGGCTCCGTGATTTTCTGCCCCCTTCTGACCACTCTGTGCGCCTTATATCCGTTTGGCAGAATCTCATAGAACGGCTCCCGCACGAGTATCTCCTTGTAGTTGAGAATGTTATCCATATCCTTTGACCTTATATATTATATACACCACGTATTCCTCGCCTTCCTATGCTTTTTCTTGATAAGCGTGAAGATGAAGCGGAAGAGTAGCGACTCGAAGAAGTCGGGTGAGTGTCCGATGATTTTCTTCATGTCGCTTTTCGATATCAGTTGGAACGCCTTGCCCTGCGACTCTTTAGTTCGTCGTATGCACTTCCGTTCCTTCATGAGAATGTCTCGCAGCTTTGTCCTGCCGTAGCCATGTCCGTCGAACGTATAGTCGAGGATATGAGGGTCGATAGACAGTTCCACGTCGCGGAACTTCTTATACAGCAGCACGGCGCATTGTGACTTGAGGTCTTTGTAAAGTTTCTTTACTCCTTCCTCCTCCTGTTTCGACATCGGCACGGGAGCCGCCTGATTGATGAATTTGACGGCATTGGGGAAGAATCCCTCAATGAGCTGTCCGATGCCTTGGAAGTCGTATGCGAAGTTCTGCTCCTCGACACCCCATTCCGCCAGTTTAGCACGTATGACCTCTACGAGTGTTTTAGAGTCGAAGCGGCAGACGAACACATCCTTGATGTGCCATCCTTGCCACAGCCACATGACAAAGTTATCACCCCCTTGCAGTGCCACGTCGGCAGTAGCGTACAGCTTCGACTGTTTCTGTTCTTCATTGGCGTTATCCTCCGTTGTGTATTGGAAGGCGTTGTCGTAGAACCGTATCATGTCATCCATCTTGATGAGGTCGTCGCCAGCGGAGCGGAATTTCCAGTTCCCATCGAGGTCGCGCGACTGCTGTTCCTCGTCTTGGTTTGCGAGTCTGGCGATGTAAGTCGGGTCGGACTGCATCAGTTTCTTGTTGTCTTCCAGTTTTCCCTCTACGAATGCGACAGAGAAGATGAACAACTCGGATGGTGTGCCATACTGTTCGTATTCCGCTCTCCAGTGTTTCATAATATCCGCCTTACACATTTCGAAGACCTCTTCCCGCGAGTCGCCCCATACGATTTCGTTCACCTCGTTTCCCGGCATGTAGCAATATCGCACGACTCCGTTCATCTCTGGAATAGGGAGCCCCGTTTCCGTATCGAGCCACCCCCCGTTGAATAAGAATATGGCCACCCATGAGTCAGGGTCGGGGTTACATGTTGCCACGAATCTGCACCTTATTCCGTGTGCGTTTCTATTGTCCGTGAGCAGATATTTGAATTTCTTGTACGGGCAATGAGTGACCTCGTCGAGTCCGATGTACGCATACTGCTTTCCCTGGAATCTTTTCTTGAACGCCTCGAACTCACCTTCGAAGTAATTGAATTTCAGTTTTCCTCCGCTGCTGAAATTCCATGTCATATCGTTTTGTGAGCGGTTGTAGTCACCGTATTGGCTGTACAATTCGTATGATGTCTCTATGAGGTCAGTAAGGTCAGGTTTCTCGTTTCGTAGAATACATGCCCTGAAATGTCTGTTCTGAATATCATATAGGGGGTTCATCAGCAAGACGTAACTTTTTCCTGCACCTCGTCTTCCTCCATAGAAAATGAGTTGGGCAGGATTAGACAAACAGTCCTCCTGTCCTCCAGCCTGTGGGAGAATGTTGTGTGCATTTTTCTGCTCTCTCAGGCTTTGTGCGTATTCCTGCGTAAAGATTTCCTCTCCATTTCTGGTATGAAACCCTGAAAACACCCTCATTATGAATAAATTTGCAAATTCTTTGCAAAAATATTCATTTTTTCTTGGAATAAAGAATATTTATTCATATTTTTGCAGAAAATATACAAAAAGTGCTATATAGATAGCATAAAAACCAACACAAAAAGAACAACATAAAAACAAGAGCATGGAAAGAGAAGAACTCTTACAGCAAGTGAATGAGAGCCTTGAAGCCGACGGGAAGCACCTGTCGTCTACTCTCAGTGAAGAAACCATCAACGGTGAGTTGGATGACTGTCTGGAGGACATCGGCGATGACGAAGAAGCGAACAAGAAGGTAGTTAGCCGTCTTGCGAAGCGTCTTCTGCGCATGGACGGGAACCTTCACAGCAACGTGTCAAAAGAAGTGACCGCTTACAAGACAGCCCACCCGAAACCCGCACCGAAGCAAGACCCGAAGCCGAAGGACGGTGAAAAGGGAGAAGGCGAAGGCGGCGACGATGCCTATGCAAAGTTGCTGAAGCGTGTTGAGGCGATGGAAGAAGCCCAGAAACAGAAAGCGACGCGAGAGGCGAAGGACGCTACCGTTGCTGCTGTGAAGAAGGGTTTGGAGGCCAAGTTCAAGGTGGCCGACATCGAGGTGAATCAGTACATTCTGAAACAGACTCTCCGCGACTTGGAAGTACCAGACGTTGAGGATGGCGAAGTGAACGAAGACGACCTCATCAAGCAGATGGAACGCGCCTACTACAAGAACCTGAAAGAAGCAGGTCTCGGCAAGGAAGGCACGGGAAAGACGCACAGGGGCAGTTTTTACGGTGGAAAAGGCAAGAGTCAACTTGACGAAATGTTCAAGAAAAAAGCCGCCAAGGAAGGGTGGGGGAAGAAGGACTGACCCAGCCCTTGCCGACACGGCTTATCTACCACGTGAAAAAGGCTTTTTAAGGTAAAAGGATTGTTTAACTTAGAAAAGACGAAGAAAGAT